CTACCCCCTGAACGGGTCGCGCATGATGATGATATCCTCGCGTTCGGGGCTGGTTGTCACCGCGGCCACCTGAGCGCCGATCAACTCCTCGACGCGACGAACGTATTTGACCGCCGCGGCCGGAAGGTCTTTCCATGACCTCGCGCCGCGGGTGGCGCCGCTCCAGCCCTCGATCTCCTCATAAATTGGTCGGACCGCCGCCTGTTCGGTGAGCGCGGCGGGCAGAAAGTCGAGGGTGCGGTCGCCGATCCGGTAGCCGACACAGATTTTGAGCGATTCGAAGCCATCCAGGACGTCCAGCTTCGTCAGCACCACGCCCTGGATGCCGCTTATGGCCACCGACTGCCGAACGAGCACCGCGTCGAACCAGCCGCAACGTCGCTTGCGGCCCGTGTTGGTGCCGAACTCATGGCCGCGCAATCCCAGGCGTTCGCCGATCTCGTCGTGAAGCTCACACGGAAAGGGACCTTCGCCGACCCTGGTCGTGTAGGCTTTAACAATTCCCAGAACGTAACCGCCACCCGCGGGCCCGACGCCCGAGCCGGTCGCCGCCTGACCGGCCACGGTGTTGGATGAGGTCACGAAGGGGTAGGTCCCGTGGTCCACATCGAGCATGGTCGCCTGGGCGCCTTCGAAAAGGATACGTTTGCCGCTCTTCATAGCCTGGTCGAGCACGCGCCAGGCCGGCTTCACGAAAGGCCCCACCCGCGGCGCGACGTCATTCAGCAAGACCGTCAGGTGGTCCGCGGTGACGTTAGGCAGGTCCAGGCCGGCGCGAAGCGGCTTGTGGTGGGCGAGCAGACGTTCAATCTTGGTGTCCAGCGCCGCGGGGTCGAACAGGTCGCAGAATCGAATGGCGCGGCGACCCACCTTGTCCTCATAGGCTGGGCCGATCCCGCGCCCCGTGGTCCCTATCCGGCCCGCCCCCGCGCGGGCCTCGCGCGCCGCGTCGAGATCCCGATGAAGCGGCAGCACGAGCGCGGCGTTGTCGGCAAGAACGAGGATGTCCGGATTGATCGCCAGACCCTGGGATCGGACCCGTTCGATCTCCTCCAACAAGGACCAGGGATCGACAACGACGCCGTTGCCGATCACCGAAAGCTTGCCTTGGACGACCCCCGAGGGGAGCAGCGCGAATTTATAGGTGTCGTTCCCCACCACGATGGTGTGTCCGGCGTTGTTGCCGCCCTGAAACCTCACCACGACATCGGCGCGGTCCGCGAGCCAGTCGATGACCCGCCCCTTGCCCTCGTCACCCCATTGGGCCCCGATTACCGTCACATTGCCCAAAGCGGTATGGTCCCCAGCGCATGGAAAGGCGACTGGACTGTCCGGAATCGATCTTTCCGCGTCCCCTTAACGCGGGCGATCGAAAATGGCGAGCCCCGGCAGACCCGCTTGTCGTGGGGGCTCTCGAGTGGTCCCCCGGGGGATTGACAACCGGTCGGGAAAATGGTTCAATATGCAAACTCCAGCAAGGTATGGGCGGGGCGACGGCTCGTCCAAGGCCAAGGGGCTTGCAACGCCAAGGTCCCTCTGGACGCCCCGATTCTGCTCATAGTGCGCTCGCCTAACGCGCTTAGGACCTGTTTTCGCGGAGCCGTGCGGACCAGGGCGGGGCTTGACGGCCGGTTGGAAATATGTTCTAATATGCAAACTCGAGATGCTCTCGAAGGCGCGGCGGAATGGGAGGGAGGGGCGATGATGGCGACCCCCGAAACCCCCGACCTCGCCAAGCTGAAGCGGTACTTCACCGAGTCCGAACAGCTCACGCAGGACGCGCGCTCCAACAGCCTTCGGGCGATCGACTATTACGACAGCGACCAGTTCACGCGGGAGGAGCTGGTTCGGCTGCATGAGCGTGGCCAGCCGGCGATCGTGATCAACCGGATCAAGCCGGCGATCAACGGGATCATCGGGGTGACGGAGCGGGGGCGCAGCGATCCGCGGGCCTGGCCGCGCAATCCTGGGGACACCGACAGCGCCGACGCGGCGACGGACGTTCTGCGCTACATCGCCGATTTCAACCGGTTTCGGCGGATCAAGCAGGACTGTTTCAAGGATCTGCTGGTTCCGGGGACGATGGCGGCGCTGGTGGGGGTGGATCCCGACAGCCAGGTTACGATCACGCAGGTACGGTGGGAGGAGTTCTTCTTCGACGCCCGGGCGCGGCGGCCGGATTTCAAGGACGCGCGCTATCTGGGGATCGCCAAGTGGATGTACGCCGACGACGTGGCGGCCCTGTATCCGCACAAGGACGAGGCGATCCAGCGGGCGGTGGACAACGCCCCTGGCGGCGGCATCGTGCCCGACCAGAGCTTTCAGGACCGGCCGCTGAACGGGCCGGGCACGGGCGGGGCGTGGATCGATCCGAAGCAGCGGCGTCTGCTGGTGGTGGAGATCTACTATCGCGACGATGGCTGGAAGCGGGCCGTTTACACCGGCATGGACGTGCTGGAGTTCGGCCCCAGCCCCTATCATGACCACAAGGGCCGGCCGGACTGTCCGATCGAGGCGATGAGCGCCTATGTGCGGCGGGACAACGGCCGCTATGGCGCGGTGTGGGACATGATCGGCCCGCAGGACGAGATCAACAAGCGCCGGAGCAAGAGCGTTCACCTGCTCTCCACGACCAGGATCGAGATCAAGGATCCCAGCGCCATCGACGTGGACGCGGACGTGGCGCGCAAGGAGGCGGCCCGGCCGGACGGGGTGATCCCCTATGGCTGGGGCCTGGCGCCGAACGTGGCGGAGTTCCAGGGCAACATGGAGATGATGGCCGAGGCGAAGGCCGAGATCGAGCGGATGGGGCCCAACCCGGCGGTGCTGGGCCGGTCCGACCAGGATTCCAGCGGGCGGGCGCTGCTGGCGCGCCAGCAGAGCGGGCTGATCGAGCTGGCCAACCTCTATGGCGCGCTGGAGGACTGGGAGCTGCGGATCTATCGCCAGTGCTGGGCCCGGGCCAGGCAGTTCTGGACGGCGCCGCAGTTCATCCGGGTGACCGACGACGAGGACGCCCCGAAGTTCGTCGGCCTGAACCAGCCCATTCCCGGCGGCCCGCCGACGATCGGCGCGGACCCGGCGACGGGGATGCCCACGCTGATGCCCGGCGTGCTGGGTTATCGCAACCGCGTGGCGGAGATGGACGTCGACATCGAGGTCGAGACCCAGCAGGACACCGGCAACATCGCCTCCGAGCAGTTCTCGGACATCCTGAACCTGGTGAAGCTCTCGCCCGTGTATCAGCAGCAGGCGCCGCTCTCGATGCTGATCCAGCTCAGCGCCATCCCGCACAAGCGGCAGATCCTCGACCAGATCAAGCAGGCCGCGGCGGAGCAGCAACAGAAGACGGCGGAGCAGCAGGCCATCGCCGCGCAACACGCGCAGGCCCAGATCGCCAAGACCCAGAGCGAGGCGCAGCGCAACGCCGCCCAGGGCACGGCCAGCATGCTCAACGCGCTGAGCGAAGCCCACGCGGTGCACGCCCAGCACGCCGCCGCCGGCTTCGAGGCCGGCCTCGACCAGGCCAACAGCGACCAGGCCCAGGCGGCGACGCAGAGCCAGGTCCAGCAGGCGATGCGGCCGCCGGGCGCGGCGCCCCAGCCAGGGGCGCCAGGACCCTAGACCACGGGCGAGACGAGCTCCCGCCGCCGGGGAGACGGGCCGCGCCGTGACGCGGATGGGCCGCCGCCACGCGGGCGCACCGGGCCGCCACCGCATTGGGCGAGAGGTCATCGATGAGCGATAAACTGGGATTTCTCGAGGGGCCGGCGCCCGTCGAGGTTGACGCCGCGCCCGCCACCGCCATGCTGGCCGAGGACAGGTCACCCCTGTCAGCGGAGTCTGGCCGTGTTCGGGATGAACAGGGTCGGTTCGCGGCCAGCACCGTCACCCCGAACGCCCCGGCCAGGGGCGAGACCCCCGCCCCACAACCGCCCGAGCCCGGCCATGTGCCGATTTCGGCGCTGCTGGATGAGCGGGAGAAGCGCCAGGCCGAGAAGGCCGCGCGCGAGGCGCTCGAGCGCCAGGTCGAGCAAATGCGTCTGGCGCGAGAGCCTCGACACCAGCTCACCCGCGACCAGCAGCTGGAGATGGCGGTCTATAATCAGAACCTTCGAGCCAGCCGCCGGTTCGCCGAGCGCGAACACGGCAAGGACACCATCGCGGCCGTCCATGATTGGGCGGCGCGCCGCTGCGACGAAGATCCCCACTTCAACGCCCAGATGCGCGCATCCGAAGACCCCTACGAGGCCGCCCTTCAGGCCTATCACCGCGAGCAGATCCTGCGGACGGTGAAGCCGAACGACCTCGCCGCCTTCAAGGCCTGGCAAGCGGCCCAAGCCGCGGCTGGGCAATACCCCGCCCACTCATCGGCGCGTTCGATGTCCGTTCCCCGCAGTCTCGCCACGGCCTCCGGAACCGGAGGCGCCGGGCGCCCGCATGTGCCCACCGGGCCAGGACAGGCTTTCGCCAGCGCCATTCCCAGATAGTCCTGCTTCTCGCGCCAAACTTCGCGGTTCGCAGGACGGATCCTTCAAGGAGCTAAATCCCCGATGGCCGAAACCATTCTCGCCTCCGCCTCCGAGCGTCAGGTCTGGATCACGAAGTACTTTCAGGAGTATGTTCGCCAGAGCCGGTTCATGCCCTACATGTCGAATTCCGACATCAACAAGGGCGGCATCATCCTCACGAAGTTCCAGTACGAGGAAGAGGCCAAGCGCACGATCAACATTCCCTTCATCGGCCGGCTGAAGTCGTCGGGCACGACCGGCGCGATGGTGCTGGACGGCAACGAGGAGGAGCTGACCAACTTCAACTGCCCGATCACCATCGACTGGCGGCGCAACGGCGTTCGGCTGCCCAAGAGCACGACCTTCCGCACCGAGATCAATCTGTGGGACGCGGCGAAGGACGCCCTGAGGGTCTGGGAGACCGAGAAGCTGCGCGACGACATCATCCACGCGCTCTGCGCGGCGGTGGTGGATCTGAACGGCACGGCCGTGCCGTGGGACCAGGCGACCACGGCCCAGCAGAACACCTGGCTGACCCAGAACCCGGACCGGGTGCTGTTCGGCCTGCTGAACTCGAACCTGGTGGCGGGGAACTACGCCTCCTCGATCGCCAATGTCGCCAGCGCGGCGAAGTGCTCCAGCGCGATGATGGGCACGGCCAAGCGCCTGGCGAAGACCGCCGATCCGCACATCCGGCCCTTCCGGGTGGAGGACGGGGACGGGCGGGAATACTACGTCGCCTTCCACGGCTCGCGCACTTTCCGCGACCTGAAGCTGGATTCGAACATCATCGCCGCCAACACCGGCGCCCGGGCCCGCGAGGGGATGGGCATGGAGAAGAACCCGATCTTCCAGGACGGGGACCTGCTCTATGACGGGGTGATCCACCGGGAGATCCCGGAGATCGACAGCTACTGCCTGAACACCAACAACCCCAACGGCGGGGCGGTCTGGACGGCGGCCGGCTCCGGGGCCTGCGACCTGCGGCCGATCTTCCTGTGCGGCGGCGGCTCGGTGGGGATCGCCTGGGGCCAGGAGCCGACGCCGCGCACCGACATGATCAAGGACTACGGCTTTCGGCCGGGGGTGGCGATCGAGGAGCTGCTGGGGGTGAAGAAGATCAACTTCAACGGCTACCAGAACGGCATGGTCACCATCATCGCCGCGGCCGCCGCCGACAGCTGATCACGCTGACTCAGGTTGAGTCACGCTGACTCAACCTGAGTCTGTCCGCCGACCGAGCGGCTGGCATGGGACTCGCTGGGACTCGCTGGGACTCGTCCGCCTGGAGGCCTAGGGCTTGACCTTGAACCAGTCCATCAATGCGACAGCGCCGCTCAGCACGCCGGTGATGGCGGCCACGATCGCCGCGATCGCCGCGATGTTGTCCCTTCTGTTCCGCGCGCTGGCGACGCGGGCGGTTTTGGCGCGATCGGCTTCGGCCTGCCGCGCCGCCTCGGCTTCCTTGAGCGCCAGCCACCCGAGGGCGAGTTCCATCCACTGGGCAGGCCAGATCCCGGCCTGGATCCCCGGACGGACCTGATCGGCCCCCAGCGTCTCGAGATCCGCGCAATCCATTTTCACCCTTCCTGAAAGGAGGCCGGCGCCATGAGCACCGCCTATCAGACCCAGAACTTCGCCCAGAACCAGCCGGCCGGCACCGGGCATGGCCCGTTCAAGCTCTCGACCCATCTGCACGCGATCTCGGGGTCGATTTCGACCTGGGTCGCCGGCGACACCATCGCGGTGGGCTGGCTGCCGCGCCAGGCGACGGTGGTCTCCTGCACGCTGAAGGCGGCCTCGCAGCTGGATTCGAACGGCGCGGCCACCCTGGCCATCGACGTCGGCATCGTGGGGACCGCGCAGCTCTTCAAGGCGGCGGTGACCACGGTGGGGCATGCGGCGGGCGCCTCGGTGGACACCACCCTGGCCGCCGGCGGGATGCTCTACCAGAACACCAGCGGCGCGCGGGTGGAGGTGATCATCACCGTCCACACGGCGGCCGCCACGCCGGTGGCGGGCACGCTTGAGCTCGACATCGAATACTACGTCGAGGACCTGCCCGGCTCGAACCCGTGATCCCGGGCAAGGGACGCTGAGCCATGGCGACCGTCCGGGCCGCCATCAACGAGGCCATGCGGGCGATCCGCGCCATCGCCGCCGGCGACGACCCCACGGCCGACGAGCTGGCCGTGGGGCTGGAGGCCGCGCGGGACCTGGTGCTGGACCTGCACGAGGCGCGGGGACCGCTGTGGGACGTCGATGTGTCGGCGAACTACGTCCCGGCCGAGAACCAGCGGCTGCGGGTGGTGGATGGCGACACCGTGCAGATCACCCTGCCCAATTCGGTGTCGATGTGGTCGGCCCATGACCCCTATGACTACGGCTTCACGCCCGCTTTCGGCCAGGTTCCGCCGGTGGGCTCGACCGGACCGGCCGACGGCGTCGAATACCGCGCGCCGCGCGACGGAACCCGCATCGAGATCGTGGGCACGAGCCAGGCGCTCTACTTCTATCGCGCCGACCTGAACGCCTGGATGCCGGCCCATGGGCTGACCCTGGACACCGAACTGCCGTTCAACCAGCGCCTGACCAGCGCCTTCTGCGCCCTGCTGGCCGAGCGGCTGCTGGAGGTGGTCAGCGATGTCCAGCCCTCGCCGAACCTCGTCAAGCGCATCGCCCGGGGGCGATCGGCGATGCTGCTGCAGTCCGGCGCCGGGCGGCGCCATCACGTCGGCGAATATCTCTAAGGGAGCCTGACATGGGCGTTCTTTCCGGCGTCAACGCGCTCGACACCGTCGATATCCCGGTGCTGGGGACCGGGGTGGTGGTGGGATCGGGGGTGGTGGCCAACGCCGCGGCCGTGGCGACCCTGCCCGCCAAGGCCGGCGAGACGGCCTATCTGATGGGGTTCCAGGTGACCGCCGCGGGGGCGAGCGCGGCCTCGTCGGTGACCCTGACGATCGCCGGCCTGGCGGGCGGGACGATCAGCATGGGGTTCACCTTTCCCGCCGGCGTGGGCGTGCCCGCCCAGCCGCTGGTGGTGCAGTACCTGGTCGGCCTGGCCGCCTCGGGGCCCGGGGTGGCGATCGTCATCACCCTGCCCGCCGGCGGGGCGGGGAATGTCTCGGCCTCGGTGACGGCGCAGGGCTTCTATCAGTGACCACCGGCGTCTCCGCGGCGATCGTGATCACGATCGGCGGAACGACGGCCTCGACCCCCGGCCAGGAACTGGATCTGCTGACCGACGCCGCCGGAGACCTGCTGCTGGCCGACGCCGCCGGCGACGTCCTGCTGGCCGTTCCCGGCGTGTCGTGGAGCGGGACGACGGCGTCGGAGGGGCTCGGCGTCCTGGGCGGCACGGCGGCGATCCTCGTGCTCGACCGGCACGAGCGCGTCGACTCCGAGGGCTGGGCGTGGCTCGCCACCGAAACCGGCTCGCCGATCGTGACGGAGGGGACATGACCCAGCGCCGCCTTCTGGTCGCCGGCGTGTGCGCCGCCTCGCTGCTGCTCGGCTGGGTCTTCGCCTGCCTGACGGACGCGGACGGCCAGACGCGCATCTCGACGATGCCGGCGGCCTCGGCCCTGACGGGCGCGGAGCTGGTGCCGGTGGTCCAGGGCGGCGCCAACGCGGTGACGACGCCGGCGGCGCTGGGCGCCTATGTCCAGGGCGCGCTGGGGCCCTGGCCGACGATCGGCGGCGCGCCGACCGCCGGCCACTGCGTGGAATGGCTGAGCGCCGGCGCGCTCGAGGACGCCGGCGGCGCCTGCGGCTCGGGGAGTGGCGGGACGCCGGGCGGCGCCTCGGGCCAATTGCAGTTCAACAGCGCCGGCGCCTTCGGCGGGGTCACCGTCGGCGGCGACGGGACGCTGAACACGTCCACCGGCGCGCTGGTGGTGACGAAGACGAACGGGACCGCCTTCGCGCCCAGCGCCACCACCGACACCACCAACGCCGGCAACATCGGCGCCGGAACGCTCGCCGCGGCGCGGCTGCCGGCCCCCACCGCCTCGGCCCTGGGCGGGGTGGAGAGCCTGGCGCCGGTGTCGCACTTCTGGCTGAACGCCATCTCGACGGCGGGCGCGCCCAGCGCCACGCGGCCGGCCTGCGCGGACCTGTCGGACTCGACCGCCTTCTGCAACCTCTCGGCCTCCGGCGGGATCACCGCGGCGATGCTGGCCAGCGGCGTCGCGGCCTCCAACCTGGGGTTCACCCCGCTTTCGGCGGCCAACAACCTCTCGGACGTTTCCAGCCCCTCGAGCGCGCGGACCAACCTGGGTCTGGGGACCTTCGCGACCCAGAGCTACGCCAGCCCGCCGGCGATCGGCGGGACGACGCCGGCGCCGGGCGCATTCTCGGCCCTCACCGACACGGCGATGACCGGCGGACCCTCTTGCGTTACGGAAACCGGGGGTGTCCTGTCGGCCACGGGCGCGGCGTGCGGCTCGGGCTCCGGCACGGTCACCACCACGGGCTCGCCCGCGAGCGGCGAGCTGGCAGCGTTCAGCGGCGCGACATCGATCACCCTGGGCAACCTGTCGGGCGACTGCGCGACCAGCGGAACGCTCGCGCTCACCTGCGCCAAGACGAACGGTTCGGCCTTTGGAACCGCCGCGACCGTCAACACCGGGACGAGCGGGGCCACGATCCCGCTGCTGAACGGCGCCAACACCTGGAGCGGCGCCCAGGCGATCACGAAGGGCGATCTGGAGCTGCTGGGCTCCTCCACCGGCTACACTACGCTGAACAGCGGCCAATCGGGATCGTCGAACAACAACCTGGCGCTGCCGACCACCGCCTCCGACACCCTGGCGGCGCTCGCCACGGCCCAGACCTGGACCGCCGGCCAGACCTACACCAACGCGATCACGCTGGCCTCCGGCGGGTTCCTGCGCAATGGCAGCGGCGTCCAGACCATCATCAGCTACACCGCCCCGACGATCACCTCGGGGCTTGGAACCTCGCCGTCCGTGACCAATCAGTCCGGCACCGCCGGGTTCGTGCTGACGGCCGGAGCGACCGGAACGCCCGGCACGACCGTGGTGCTGGGCATGCCGGCGGCCTCCCACGGCTGGGTCTGCAACGGCGCGGACATGACGAGCAACATCGCCGCGACGCCCTCCGGATCGCTCTCGACCACGTCCGCCACCATCCACTTCGCCACGGCGCCCGCGAACAGCGACGTCATCGGCCTTACCTGCATCGGAGTGTGACATGCCCACCGCCGCCCAGGACGCCGCGCAGCTGGCCGCCGACGAGGAGACGCTGGCCGGCGTCGACTATGCGACCATCAGCGCCTTCATCGCCACGAACGGCGCGGCGGCCACCTCGCTCCAGGCCGCCGCCCAGGCCCTGGTCCCCGCGATCGGCGATCCGATCCGCCAGCAACAGGCCCAGGGCCTGGCCAACGACTTCGGCCAGGTGATCAGCGGCTACGCCAACCTGCTCTCGGCGACACAGGCCGCCGAGACCAACCCGCCGCCGGCGTGATGGCCGAAGGGATCGCCAAGATGGACCTGCCCGTCCTGAGCGCCGTCGCCGCGGCCCTGGGCACGCTGGCGATGCTGCTGGTCCACATCGTCCGCTACGCCTACCAGCAG